TAAATATAAATTAGTGGTAGAAGCTGGCACTTATGCAGCAGATTCACTTATTGAATTATATTGGATAGTTTTTAAACATCGAATCCATCATTTTATGAAAGGTGAAGGATTTCGTGACTGAAGATGCCGATGGTCGGGTCTTCATTTTTTATAACACTCGCTTAATAAAGGAGTATTATGGTTACTACACGCACACTCACAGATTTTCAATTCCCAAAAGAATTATATAATGTAACAGTTGGTTTCGACCGAATGTTTGATTCTCTTTCAAGAGATTGGGGTGAAGTTCATAATTCAATGAATACAAATTTTCCACCTTATAATTTAAGAAAAGATGGAGATTTAAAGTATGTCATTGAACTCGCGGTAGCTGGGTTTTCAAAAGATGATATAAAAGTTCATCTTGAAGATGGTGTTCTTACTGTAGAATCGGCAGATTCTAAAAATGATGATGATAGAGAATATGTACATCAAGGAATTGCAAAAAGATCTTTTAAAAGGTCTTGGACTCTTTCTGATGACATTGAAGTAAAACATGCTGATTTAATAGACGGCATGCTAACAATTGAATTGGAAAAGATCTTTCCAGAAGGTAAAGAACCACGTGAAATTCCAATCGGGACTTTCAAAGGATAATTATACTGTAGAACCTATAGAAACAAAAGCAGCGCTTAATATAGTAATTGAAAATCATTACTTACATCGTGCTGCTCCATGTTCTAAGGCTTATGGTATATTCGAAAAGGGCGGGTTCTTTGGAGGCACTTTAAAGGGTGTAATTTGTTATGGTGTTCCCGCCTATAATCCTATACTCAAATCTATATGTGGTGAAGAAGAATCAGATAATGTTTATGAATTAACGAGATTGTGGATTGATGATTCTGTTCCAAAAAATGGTGAATCTTTTCTTATAGGAAATTCACTTAAAAAATTAAATAAAGAAATAATTATATCTTATGCTGATTCAACAATGAATCATTTGGGTATTGTTTATCAATGTACTAATTGGTATTATATTGGTAAAACAAAACCCATTAAGGATATTAGAATAAAGGGTTTAGATTTACATCCCGCAAGTATTACAGATAAATATAGAGGTCATAAGAATAGGACTGAAAAACTAAAATCTGAATATGGTGAAGATAATATATATTATGAGGACCGATCACAGAAGTATAGATATGTCTTTTTTAATGCAAATAAAAAAAGAAAAAAAGAATTATTAAAAAAATTAACTTTCACTATAGAGGGGTATCCAAAATGAGATTGAGTAAAAATTTCCACTTAAATGAATTTGTAAAAAGTTCAACAGCTGATAGAATGGCGATTGATAATTCACCAAAAGATGATGAGCATTTGGTGAATTTAGTTGTACTTGCTCATAAAGTTTTACAACCGATTCGAGAAGAACATGGAGTAATTACTTTAAATTCAGGCTATAGATCTCCTGATTTAAATGCGGCAGTTGGTGGTAGTGCAAAAAGTCAGCATTGTCATGGCGAGGCAGCAGATTTTGAAAGTTATTCCATTTCAAATCCAGATTTAGCAAAATGGATTCGAGATACTCTCGATTTTGATCAATTAATTCTCGAGTTTTATGATGGTGTTGATCCTAATTCAGGGTGGATTCATTGTTCATATAAAAGAGATGGATCTAATCGTAAAGCAGTGCTTACAGCATTGAAGCAGAAAGGTAAGGTTAAGTATGAAAAAGGTTTGGTTGGTGTTAAATAAATTTGTCATATTATTATACTTACAATTCCTATTTTCTGTAGGAATGTTTCAATCCAAAAGAACATGGATTGACAAACAGATTATTTCGTGTTATAATAAACTTAAAGACTTGGGACATAATATAGATCAAATACATTGATATGAAATTTTACACAAATGTTTCTCAATTTGGGAACTTCGTTTTAGAGAGGGGTATTGAAAATGGAGTTCCTTTCAAACAAAGAGTCGAATACTCTCCTTCACTTTTTGTCTCTTCAAAAGAAAATACAAAATATAAAACTCTTTCTGGAAAAAATGTTTCTAAAATTGATTTTGGAAATATTGCTGATGCTAAAGAGTTTATGGATAAGTATGATTCTGTAGATAATTTTGACATCTATGGATATACTAGTTGGATGTATTGTTATCTTTCAGATGAATATTCTGGAACTACAGTTGATTATGATTTTAATCAACTTAAAGTTTTGTATATTGATATTGAGGTTGGTTCTGAATCTGGATTTCCAAAACCAGAAGAAGCAAGAGAACAAATAACTGCTATTACAATGAAGTGTGGTAGTGATTTTATTGCAATAGGTTGTGGTGATTATAATAATACAAGAGAAGATGTTAGGTATATTAAATGTGAAACAGAAGATGGTTTAATTAATGCATTTGTTGATCATTGGAAAAGAATATCACCTGACATAGTAACTGGTTGGAATGTTAAATTTTTTGATATTCCATATCTTGTAAATAGAATTACAAATCTATTTGGTGAAAAGTTTTGTAAACAACTTTCACCTTGGAACTTTGTTAAGGAATTTAAAGTTGCGGGTATGGGCGGTAAAATGTTTCAGACATTTAATCTTACTGGTATTGCAGTTTTGGATTATCTTGATCTTTATAAAAAGTTTACATTTACTAATCAAGAATCATATCGCTTAGATCATATTGCTCACGTTGAATTGGGTGAAAAGAAATTAGACTATTCTGAGTTTGAAACACTACATCAATTATACAGATTAGATTTTCAAAAGTTTATTGATTATAATATTAAAGATGTGGAATTGGTTGAACAGATTGAAGAAAAGAAAAGATTAGTGGAGCAAGCAGTAGTTCTTGCTTATGATGCTAAATCAAACTTTGAAGATGTGTTTAGGCAAGTTAGGATGTGGGATATTCTTGCGTTTAATTATTTGAGAATGAATAATATTGTTATTCCACAAAAAGAAAGAAACATCAAAGATTCCGCATATGCAGGTGCCTATGTCAAAGATCCTCAGGTTGGTAGACATGATTGGGTTGTGTCTTTTGATCTGAATAGTTTATATCCTCATTTGATTATGCAATATAATATATCACCAGAAACTTTAATAGAAGAAAGATTACCTGATGATATACAATTATTAAAAGACCAAATTGGTGTTGATACTTTATTGTCACAAAAATTAGATACATCAATTTTAGAAAAATACAATTTGTGTATGACTCCTAATGGGCAATTTTTTAAAAGAGATGCACAAGGTTTCTTACCAAAGATGATGCAGAATATGTATGACAATCGTGTTCAATATAAAGAGAAGATGATTGAAGCACAAAAAGAATATGAGATCAATAAAACTAAAGAGGTATCAAATAGAGTTGATAAGTTTAAAAACTTACAAATGGCTAAGAAAGTTTCTCTAAACTCTGCTTATGGTGCTTTGGGTAATCAGTATTTTAGATTTTATGATGTTAGACAAGCAGAGGCTGTAACTAAAGCAGGCCAACTTTCTATTCAATGGGTAGAGAGGGATGTTAATAATTTCTTGAACAAGTTGCTGATAACAGAAGGAGTTGATTATGTCATCGCAAGTGATACAGATTCAATATATGTTGTTCTTGATAAATTAGTTAATAGTGTTTTTGAAGATACATCAGATAAAGAAAAGGTTATTAATTTTCTTGATAAAATATGTGATGGTAAAATACAAGACATTATAAATAGTTCCTTTGAGAACCTTTATAATTATATGAATGCATATGAACAAAAGATGTTCATGAAGCGAGAGGGGTTGTCTGATAAAGGTATCTGGACTGCAAAGAAAAGATATATGTTAAATGTATATGATAATGAGGGTGTTAGATATAAAAAACCTAAAATTAAAATGATGGGGATTGAGGCAGTCAAATCTTCTACACCTTCTGCGTGTAGAGAAAAATTAAAAGCCGCAATTGAAATTATTATGAATAGAGATGAATCCACAATGTTGGATTTTATTGAAAATTTTAAACAAGAATTCAAAACACTTCCAATTGAAGAAGTGTCTTTCCCCAGATCAGTGCAAGGAGTTGGTAAGTATAAAGACTCTAACCAACTTTATAAAAAGGGTACACCATTACATATTCGTGGTGCTATCATATATAATGATATGGTTCGTAAAAACAACCTTGGTAAAAAATATCAATTTATTCAAGAAGGTGAAAAGATTAAATATACCTATTTGAAAGTTCCTAATCCAACTACTGATAATGTAATTGCTATGTTAAATACATTTCCAAAAGAGTTTGAATTGGAAAAATATATTGATTATGATTTACAATTTACCAAATCATTTTTAGATCCACTCAAAATTATTCTTGGTACTATTGGGTGGGAAACAGAGAAAAAATCAACATTAGAATCATTTTTTGGATGAAAGGATTAGATGGATATTATTGAAAAAATTATGTCTTGGTTTGGTGGAAAAGTAACACCACTTGATAGAGTGAAAAAACAAATACCAAATCATGAACCTGAAGAAATGGAACGTAAAGTTTATTCAGATGGTAGAGGTGGTGTAACAGAAGTTGTTACAAAAAAAGAAACAACTACAACAGATGAAACTCTTGAAAATATTGTTCAAGAAAAAACAAAACCAAAGAAATCAAAAAAGCCTCGAGCAAAAAAGAAACAATCTGATTCACCAAAAATTAATCTACAAAAAAAACCTAGAAATCCTCGTAAACCAAAAAACAATAACAACCAACAGAAAGGATCTAATAAATGAGTTTTTTAAATATTGCTAAAAATATTTCTGATAATCCATATGCTACAATTGCAGCAGATGGTATAGATACTTCTGATGTTTCAGAATATATTGATACAGGATGTTATACATTAAATGCGTTATTGTCAGGTGATATATTTGGTGGACTTCCATCTAATAAAATTACTGCCATAGCGGGAGAAAGTGCAACAGGTAAAACATTTTTTACTTTAGGTATTTGTAAACATTTTTTAGAAAATAATGTTGATGGTAATGTAATTTATTTTGAAAGTGAATCAGCAATTACAAAAGACTTACTAGTTTCAAGACAGATAGATTTAAATAGATTTTTGGTTATTCCTGTTACAACAGTTCAAGAACTTTCTAATCAATGTTCTAAAATTTTAGATGAGTATATGAAAGAGACTGTTAAAACTCCATTAATTATATGTTTAGATTCTTTGGGAATGTTATCCACTTCTAAAGAAATGGGTGATACAGTAGCAGGAAAAGAGACTAGAGATATGACAAGAGCACCTGCATTAAAAGGAGCATTTAGAGTATTAACTTTAAAATTAGCAAAGGCGGGAGTTCCTATGATAGTAACAAATCATACTTATGATGCAATTGGTTCAATGTTTCCAACAAAAGAAATGGGTGGTGGATCTGGATTGAAATATGCCGCGTCTACGATTTTATTTCTTTCAAAGAAAAAAGAAAAGGTTGGTACTGAGGTAATTGGTAATATTGTTCATTGTAAAACTTTTAAATCTAGATTGACAAGAGAAAATAAAATGGTTGATGTTCTCTTAACTTATGATAAAGGTTTGGATAAATATTATGGGCTATTGGATATTGCTGAAAAATATGGAATTTTGAAGAAGGTAGCAAATAGGTATGAATTTCCAGATGGTGGAAAACATTATGGAAAGTCTGTTTACGAAAACCCAGAAAAATTTTTTACAGATGATATTATGGATGGTATTAATGCCGCATCTAAAAAAGAATTTTTATATGGAATGAAAGGAGTCATAGAAGAAAATAATGTAGAAAATTAAAAGAACGGAAGGTTCAATTTAATAATAATTTATATACTCGGAAGGAGAAAAAGTGAACACTCTCTTAATTTGGAAACAACTTGAATAAGACAAAACAGCCCAATCCAATTTCTGAGGGTTGGGGGGTTTACCGTGATTTAGTTGATAAGGAATTAGCAAATACTCACATGATGAAAGGTGATCCATTTATAAAATGTCTAACTCACGATGATTGTCATTTAGATGCATTTTATCCAGGTAAACATTGGAGGTCACTTAAACAAGATGTGTCTGGAAAGTGGATAAAAAATGAGTGAAAAATCCTATGACCCTACTTTAGGTGGAGAAGCAAAGATTGGTAAGGATAAACATTTAGAAGGTAAAACAAAATGTATAGAGCCTATTAATGGAAATATACATGATTGTGAAACTGTTAGAATAATTACAAAAGATGCATTAACTGCAAACGATGCTGCTAAGAAAGAAGAATTACCTTTAGCAGAAGATAAAACAAAACAAACAATATCTATTTTCAAACTCCTGTCTAAAAATAATATTCCAAATTCATTTTTAACTGAATTAGGTTCCAATGCATTTATTGCTCAAAATTGTAGAATGTTACCTTTGGAATGTGTGATTCGTAGACGACCTCATGGTAGTTATTTTAAAAGGTGGCCAGGTACAAGTTCATTTGAAATATTTGATCCAGTTAAGACTGAGTTTTATCATAAACACGCAGTTGTACCTCCTGTAGAGATGTGTTCTAATCCTCATGGTATTATGCCTGATACAAGAATGATACCTGAAGAACGAGCAAGAGAACTCTATATGAAGGATGGAGAATGGACTCATACTGTTTATACAGATCCGATAATTGAATTTGGTTTTGAAGAGTGGATTTTATATCCTGCAAAAGAAGTTAGAATCAAAACAGACTCCATATATCAAATCCCTCCAGTAGTTGAATCTGAAGTTATAGATTATATTAGAGATGAGTTGATGCTTCCTACATTTTTATTATTAGAAAAAGCATGGAAAAAATTTAATGTGAGTCTTATAGACATGAAAATAGAAGTGGGATATAATAAAGAAAATAAATTAATGGTTGCTGATGTCATTGATAATGATAGTTGGAGAGTCTGGCCGAATGGAGATCCCAAACAACAACTGGATAAACAGTCGTTTAGGGACGGAGAAGACTTGTCAGAAGTACAGAAAAAGTATAGAATAGTAACTGAATATGTGGAGCAATTTAAATGAAAGATGTAGAATATCCTAGCAATAGTCTATATTATTCGTGCCCCAGTAAAATGATTGAAACTCATGTGAATAAAAAATACCCAGTTGATATTGAAAAAGCAGATAGAACTGTTAATAATATTAAAAAATATTCTGATCAAATTGGAGGGTTTGCAGGTGAATATAAAATGTCATCTCCAATGGTGGGGCATATAGGTAATGGAGTTAAGTTAGTAGCAAGTGCTGATGGAATAGGTACAAAAATATTAACTGCTCAATATGCACAACGTAGGTATCAAAGAGAGATTGCCACTCTAGGTATTGATTGTGTAGCAATGGTTGTAAATGATTTATTATGTAAAGGAGCAAAACCCTTATTCTTTCTTGATTATTATGCTTCTTCAAGTATAGATGAGTGGAGTTTCTATCAAATATTAGATGGCATTAATGCAGGATGTGACGAATCTGGTATGAAGTTGTTGGGTGGTGAAACTGCTGAATTGAATGGTGTTATTGAACGGGGCATGTTTGATGTGTGTGGTTTTGGAGTAGGAGAAATTACTAGAGAGTTGCCCAAAAATGTACAGAAAGGTGATGCTGTTATTGGTTTGTTTTCTGATGGGGCACATTCAAATGGGTTTTCTCTTATTAATAAAATGGAATTGGACAAATATGATAACCAGTTCATTGAGACTCTTTTGACCCCTACAAAAATATATGTTCAAGAAATTGAGAGATTGCATGAATATTGTGATATCCATGCATTGGCTCATATTACAGGTGGAGGGTTAACAAATATTGATAGAGTAATACCTGACGACTTGTCGGTAAAATACTTAATGTCAGAAGGATATTTTTGTCATAATGAGTTATTTAAAACAATTCAAAATGATTATGGAGTAGAATATGAAGAGATGAGAACGACATTTAATTGTGGTGTAGGTATGGCAGTAATAATGGCACCAGAGAGTGTAAAAAATATGCCTAATAAGGATTTTATTATATTAGGTGAACTAGTATGATTGGAATAATGATAGGAAGTGAAAGTGATATGGGAGTTATGTCTCATTGTGAGGATCAATTAGATCAATTGGGGCTTGAATATGAAATGGTTATAGCATCTGCACATAGAGATCCACAAAAAGTTATTAATCAAGTTAAGTTATGGGATGAACAAAATTTTAAAGTTATTATTGCTGCCGCAGGAATGTCTGCCGCATTACCTGGTATTGTAGCATCACAAACTAAATTGCCAGTTATTGGTGTTCCGATGAGAAGTGATTTAATGGGTATTGATAGTTTATTAAGTATTGCACAGATGCCAAAAGGAGTACCAGTTGCATGTATGTCAGTAGGTAAACATGGTGCTATTAATTCTGCATTATATGCTAAAAGAATATTAGATGTATGATGATTAGTATAAATCCTCCTTATCATTTTGGTTGGTATCATGATGATGATGGTGGAGGCACGTATCAAATAATAGATGTAGAAAAAGAGTTTGTAATTTATAAAAATAACGAACAACATATGCAGTGTTTGTTAGTTAAAGAAAGAAAAGAACATTGGGAAAAAATAGAATTTGTTAAGGAGGATAGAACTCTATCTTCTTTGATGGAGGTAGTTGTTTATGGGCCAGGTAATGTACGAAAAGTAGAGAAAGGAGAATCATGATACTACTGTCTGGTAATGCAAATAAGTTATTAGCAAATCATATATCTAATTATGCAGGAATCGCATTAACAGAAATGAAATTAACAAGATTCGCTGATGGTGAAATCTTTTGTGAGATACATGAAAATATTCGTGGTGAAGATGTTTTTATTATACAAAGTACTTGTAATCCCGCAAATGATAATCTTATGGAACTATTAATTTTAGTTGATGCTTGTAAACGTGCTAGTGCGGGCAGAATTACAGCAGTAATGCCTTATTATGGATATGCAAGACAAGACAGAAAACCCGTTTCAAGAACACCTATTACAGCAAAGCTAATTGCTAACATGTTACAAGCAGCTGGAACAGATAGAGTGTTAACCATGGATTTACATGCAGGACAAATACAAGGATTTTTTGATATACCCGTAGATGATTTAAGATCAAAACCTTTATTTGTTAAAGATTTAAAAAAACATCCAATGGTTAGTGTTGGAAATGCATTGATTGTATCACCTGATGCAGGTGGAGTATCTAGAGCAAGATCAATTGCTAAAGCATTAAACTTAGACATTGCTATCATTGACAAACGCAGAGATAAAGCGAATGAAAGTGAGGCAATGAATGTAATCGGTAATGTAAAGGGGAAACAATGTATAATAGTAGACGATATAGTGGACACAGGCGGAACACTCGTAAAAGCAGCAGAGGCATTGTTGAGGGATGGTGCGGAAGAGGCGCGAGCGTATATAACACATGGCGTATTAAGCAACGGAGGGATGGAGAAGATCAATTCATCCAGTATGGCTGGGCTGACCATCACTGATAGTATTCCTAATTATGATCATCAGAATATAAAATTGATTTCAGTTGGTAAACTATTTGCGGAAGCAATTCGTAGAGTACATCATGACGAATCAATTTCAGTTTTATTTTAAAGGTTAAGTATGAAAAAAATAATTTATGTTGACATTTTTTGATGAAAATTTTGATTTTTGGTTTACCAGGAAGTGGCAAGACTACTCTTGCAAAAGAATTATCTTATCATTTTTTAGTACCACATTTTAATGCTGATGTATTAAGAGAATACACTAATGATTGGGGAATGATTTAATGGAATTTGAATTGTCAAAAAAATATCTTTTTGAAGAAAAAGATTTTATAGGACATTCTGGCGATCCTTTAAAATGGAAAATAGAATGTGATGCTTTGTTTCCTAATGAGTGGAAATGTATTACTACAATGATTATGGAACATGAAACAAGACCATTTTGTGCTGCCATTGGTATACCAAAAGGTGGTGTTGAATTAGGTAGGCATTTAAATGAATATGCTACAAAAAATTATGATGATCCATATTTAATTTGTGATGATGTCTTGACCACTGGTGGTTCAATGGATGATTTTGTAGAATCATATTTTAGAAATAGAAAACCAAATTATTTTGGATGGGTTGTTTTTGCTAGAAAAAAACCTCAACATTGGGTAAAAGCTTTATTTCAAATGCCTTGACATTGAATATTCTTTATGTTACAATAATAATAAACCTAAACATGGAGAACAATGGATAGAATTGAACATTTAATTTTAAAAAATCTCATCTATAATGAACCTTATACTCGCAAGGTTCTTCCGTATTTACAACCAGAATATTTTGATGATAGATCTGAAAAAGTTTTATTTGAATATGTTAATAGTTTTGTTTCAACATATAATAATTTGCCAAGTAAAGAGGCATTGACAATCAATCTTAATGAAGCGACAGGATTACATGAAGATGATTTTGAAAAGTCTGTGAAACTTTTAGGATTTTTAGAGGAAAATAAAGATGAAGAATCTGATATGGATTGGCTACTTAATACTACCGAAACCTTTTGTCAAGATAGAGCATTATATAATGCAATTATGGAAAGTGTTAATATCATTAGTCCTGGTAATAAAACTGATAAAACTAAAGGATCTATTCCTGAAATTCTTACAGACGCTTTGGCTGTTACTTTTGACCCCAATATTGGTCATGATTACATTGACAATAGTGCTGAGCGTTATGATTTCTACCATAAGGTTGAAGAGAGAATACCATTTGACTTAGATTTTTTCAATAAAATATCTAAAGGTGGTTTACCAAATAAAACATTAAATATTTGTCTTGCGGGAACTGGTGTAGGTAAATCATTATTCATGTGTCATGTTGCTGCAAACTGTTTGAATGAAGGTAAGAATGTTTTGTATGTTACAATGGAAATGGCAGAAGAAAAGATTGCAATGAGAATAGATGCAAATCTTTTAAATGTTTCTATTGATGAAATACAAGAAATACCAAGAGATACTTTCGAGAGTAAGGTTGAGAAAATAAAAAATAAAGTTAAAGGTAAGTTAATTATAAAAGAATATCCTACTGCATCAGCAGGATCACAACATTTCAGAAGTTTATTAAATGAACTTTCTTTGAAGAGAGATTTTAAACCAGACATCATTTTCATTGATTATTTGAATATTTGTATGTCTTCTAGAATTAAAGCAGGCGCATATGTTAATTCATATACTTATATTAAATCAATTGCTGAGGAATTGAGAGGCCTCGCGGTTGAATATAATGTACCTGTTGTGTCCGCCACACAAACTACAAGAAGTGGATTTACTTCTACAGATATTGGATTAGAAGATACATCTGAATCTTTTGGTTTACCCGCCACAGCAGATTTTATGTTTGCTATTATATCAACAGAAGAACTTGAAGAATTGGGTCAATTGTTGGTTAAGCAACTTAAAAATCGTTATAGTGATCCCACTTTTAATAAAAGGTTTATGATTGGAGTAGATAGAAAAAAGATGAGGTTATATGATCTTGAAGAAACTGCTCAAGCTGGTATCAATGATGTTGTTGATGGTAGTAAAAAAGTTAAGAAAACGAACGCTTATGATGATACTCCTGCATTTGATAAAGCCACTGATAATAAGTTTCAAAAGAAAGATTTTGGGAGTTTTAACTTCAACTAAATAGATGTAGTATGAAAAATTTATCAAGGAGTCTATTATGTGGTTTGAAGATAAAACAAAATTTAAAAATTTAGATGATGCCATTTTAAGAGTTATTAATGGCCAATCTGAAGAACCATCAGAAGTTGTTTCTGATGATCCTATTCATCCTATTCAGCAAGAGGAACCTTCATCAAATGAACAAGCTGTTCTTAAAGAAGAGGAAGTTGAAATTAATGAAAAAAGTAAATTTGACTATCAAATCTACCATGATAGTTATTCTAGCGCTGTTCAGCATGCTGTTGATCATACAAAAAAAGCTCATGGATATGATGTTGATCAAGACTCGTATGAAAGAGAAGTTGCTTTTGGACAAAGAAAACCATCTGTAGGAAAAACAGTAATGAAAAAAATTGATTTACATAAAGATGGAAAACCAGCAAATAAAAGATTACAAATTCAAGTTCATGGGATGCCTAGTGGTAAATATGAACTTAATAAATATGTTGAAGATTTTAATCCTAATATTTTTTATAAAACAGATGGTATTGTTGAAGCTTCTAAAAAAATTATAGATGAAGCAAATATGGATAGAGTTGGAAAAAATGACATTTTAAAGTTTGCTAAACAATTAAATGTTCCAGTACAAGATATTATTCATTGGAAATATGGTCATGGTACAGAATATATTATCACATTAAAAGGTGGTTCTCAAGTTGAATATTCTGATTGGGATGATATGGTTAAGATACCAAAATCAGCAAACCCAAACATGAAAGTAATGAGACAACATTTAGCAAATAGGACAAGTGTAGAAGGTGATAAAGAAAAAGTAGCTGACGTTAAAGTAGGTAAGAATTATTTAATTAGAGGTTTAAAAGCCGGAATGTCAATGCTAGGAAAATAATAACAGACATTTAAATCAATATAAGGAAATTTAGACATGAGTATTAGAAAAGCTTTAGAAAAAGTTCAAAATTTTAGTAAGGCAAAAGTTGATTTTAATGAAAAATCATATGATCAATTGTCTGTTGATGAAGTACATGAACTTATTAAATTAGCCGAGAATTTAGAAAGATATACAAAAAATAAAAAACAATTAGTTGAATTAGATTCTAAGGTAACTAAAATGGAAGAAGTTTTACAAAAACTTGATAATATAACTTTTTCCGAAATAGACAATTTGAAACGTTTGATAAAAAATTCAAAGTCTTCTGAAAATTTAACTGAAAATCTTCGAGAAGAACTAACTGAGGCTATTGGTCAAGTTAGTACCAGAATGTCAACTTTGGTAGGAGCAAGTGGTTCTGGTGAAGTTTGGTTGAAGAATTTAGATGATGTTGATAGAAGTTCTGTTTCTTCAGCATCAAATGGTCAAGCTTTGGTTTATGATTCAAGTATGGGCAAATGGAAAGCTGGTGCAGGTGGTGGTGGAGCGTCAGATCCACCAGAAGATTTGTCAGCAGTTTCTCAAGATATTATTCCTGATGCTGATGAAACAAGAGATTTGGGTTCTTCAACAAAAAAATGGAAAGACTTATATCTTTCAGGTAGTACTTTAAGATTGGGTGATGTAGAATTTAAATCTACTACAGAAGGTGATGTTGAAATTAAAAGAGCAGTTACTTCTGCTCATGGAACCGCCGGCGAAAAAGTTAAACTTAAAATTAAAGAATTGGATGCTGATATTGGTGGTGGTGGAGGCGGAGTCGGTGGTGGAGACATGCTTTCTGTTGTTGGTAATGGTGTAAGATTTTCTGAATCATCAAAAGCACAAGAAACAATATCAAAAGGTGGATCTACACCAAGCAGTTATATGTGGGAATCTCCTATTTCTGGAGGGATTGCAACAGTTGATATGATGCATTTCAATGAACGTTATTTAGAAATGCAATGGGGTTATTTAGCGGCAGTCGGGAATGCAGCTTATGAGCACGAAACGTCCTACAGTATGACTGATGGAATGGGTTCTCATTATGTTGCTGCAACTGGTACAATTTCAACTGATGGTGGAGGACTTACTTATCATCATGGAACAAGTATTGGAAGTCCCATCGGTCCTTATTTAGTTAGTCAAGGCTGGAGAAATTGGGGAGGCAATGGAACAGAACAGACTGATCCTAACAAAGTCGGCTATTTTAGAATTTATGGTACACTTTGGGATAACCCTGCTTATGAGCCAAGTTCTAACATGCCACTTCCACTTATGCAACCAGATACCTACAATACTGGAGCACTGGCATGGCCCGCAGGCCCGCCCAACATGAACCTACCTGATTTTTCAGAGCCTGATGGAATGACACCAGTTAAATTTTGGGGCGGTGCTGATGGAATGGCCGGAACAACTGCTCTCGGGCCTCGAGATGAGAATGGGAATGTAATGACAAAAGGTGCCTGGGAGTCATTAGGTGGCTTTGCCTCTGGTGAACAATTTTTAGCGAAGTGGAATCCATACAGTCTTGAATTTCAACCGAAGCATACCATGATTGGTTTAGGAAAGAATATTAAAATACTATGGCCTGATATTTCTACTGCAACTGGTGGTTGGACAACGCGACAGGATGACCCATACGATTTAAATCACGAATACAGAGTTTGGGATGGTAGTACTTTTGTAGAATTAAATGGAATTCTTATTGGAGCAAACGATGCTAGTGATGGAATGTATGGACCAAAAACACAATACTTTGTTGCTTTTCCTGATCAAACTGAATATATGAAAGCTTATAATCATTTAATGCCTCATAATAGTCAGCATGTTCTTATGGGAAATAATACATATGGTGATTATTATTCATGGAGTCAATATTGCCAAGTGCAAATGGCAGCTAATGCACCCTGGACTCCGGGCAATAATGATTTAACTATGTTTCGTGCATATTATCAAATGGATTCTTCAACATCTACAAAGATAAATTGGAGTTCTCATTTTGCTCCAGGTGGAAAAGGAAAAACTGCTATTGAATTTGGTCCAGAGCATGGTGAATCGGCGGAAGCTTCTGGTTTAAAAATGGGAAGTCAGGCTCACCATGATATATTAGAAGATAGTGATTTTACTTATGAAATGGATTTTATTTTTGCTGGTTATGCGTCTGGGGAAGGATTTGAATCATCAAATACTGCTTCTATAACGGATACATCTAGATATGAAACTTTACCATCTAATATTGCATCTGGTTCAACTTCTCTTACATTATTTGAGCAGGGGGATTCGTCACAATCAGATAGTTTAAAAGTTGCACATATAGGAAATTTGGATACTGGACATTTAAAAGTTTTTGTTAATGGGACAGAGTTAATTTCTGTACAAAAGGGATGGTATGATGATCCAACAGCTATTTGGAATAGTAATCAATCATCTCCAGGTGCTGGTGATGGTTTTTATAATGATCTATTTCCTAATAAATGGTATCATTTAGCATTAGTTAGAAAAAGTAATACAATAACTTTATTTTTAGATGGTACG